GGTAATTCAGCTTTTTCAGGTACACTTTCTTCAACAAGTGTATTAAATGTTAATGGCTCTGGTAGTACAGATGCACAAGTAAATATTGGTGTAACTAGAGATGCTAATGGTTTTGCATATGTAGACTTAGTAGGTGATACAACCTATACAGACTATGGTGCTAGACTTATTAGAAATAATGGTGGTGCTAATACTTCAACAGTTTTACATCATAGAGGTACAGGTGAATTAACATTTAGAACAGATGATGCTGGTGATATAAAGGTTGTAACTAATGCAACAGAAAGGATGCGTATTACTTCTGCTGGGCGTGTGGGTATAGGAACTGCAAGTCCTGATGTAACTTTTCAGGTAGAAGCAGGTGAAAATGTTTTAGCTAAATTAGAAGCTACTCATACAGATGGTAACGCTAGAATGTTGTTTAAACCAAAAGATAATAATGGTTGGAATATAGGTGCTAATAATAATGGTAGTTTTACTATTTTTGATGTAGTTGCTAATACAAATTCTTTCGTTATAGAATCAGGAGCTGCTGCTAGTACTTTAGTAGTAGATAGTAATTCAAGAGTTGGTATAGGAACTGCAAGTCCTGACGATGAATTACACATTTCAGATTCTTCAGGAAATGCAGTTTTACAGATTGAAGCATCTGCATCTCATTTTTCGCAGATAAGTCTTGGTGATGTAAATGATGGAGATGTTGGTAAAATTAAATATGACCACTCAGATAACTCACTTAGTTTTACTACTGATACTTCAGAAAGAATGCGTATTGATAGTTCAGGAAATGTAACTGTAGGTGTCTCAACATTTGCTGATGGGACAGGTGGTACATCTATTGCAGGAGGTTTGATTAAAATAAGTAATGATAGTACATCAAGTGGTACACAAATGTTTTTCACAAACCCTAATGGAGCAGTTGGCTCAATATCTTCTAGTGGAAGTGCTACAGCTTTCAACACTTCATCAGATGCAAGACTAAAAGACGTTACAGGCTCTGCAAGAGGTTATTAATGAACTTAATCCAGTAGCTTACAATTGGAAAGCTGATGGTAAAGCAGATGAAGGATTAATAGCTCAAGAGGTTGAAGAACTTGTACCAAATGCAGTAAATGAGAATGAAGATGGTTATTACCAAATGGATTATAGTAAACTTGTTACGCACCTTGTAAAAGGTATGCAAGAACAACAAGAACAAATAGAGTCACTAAAAAGTGAGATTGCAAATTTAAAGGAGAAATAATATGGCAATAGGATATAGTTGGGATGTAAGCACATGCGATACATACCCATCAAAAAGCAGCAAATCTAACGTGGTGCATACTGTCCACTGGCGATTAACTGGAACTGATGATACCAATAATGACTCAGACGGCAATGCGCAAACTGCTACAGTTTATGGCAGCCAAAGTGTTAGTACTGATGATTTATCAAGTTTTATAAATTGGTCTGATCTCAAAGCTAGTGACGTACAAGGCTGGGTTGAAGCTGGATTAGGCAGTGATGAGGTGACAGCTTTAAAAGCAAACGTAGATGCACAAATAGCTGAAAAAGTAACGCCTACGAGTGTTACTAAAACATTAAGTTAATTTTTTTGGGGAAAAAATGGTTAAAAAAGAAAATGAAAAAGGCCCAGTAGTTTCTGTTGATGGTGCAGAGATGTTGGTAAGAGATTTAAATGAAAATCAAAGATATTTGTATCATCAAATGGAAGATTTAACTCGAAAGCAATTTACAGCACAAAGCGAGTTGGATCAAATAAATGCCGCTTTGAGTGTCTTTAAAAATGCATTTGTAAATTCTACAAAAGAACAAGCAGACGAAGTTTTATCAGATGAAACATCTGAGGGAGAAGAATAATTATGAGTATTTTAGTAAATATAGTAGGCGTAGTAACGGCTATTGTGACGGCGGCTAGTTTAATCGCTGCATCCACAAAGACACCTAAAGATGACGTGTGGATTGGAAAATTGTATAAATTGATAGACTTATTGGCTTTAAATATAGGCAACGCCAAACAAAAACCTGGAGAATAATATGAAATTCTTAAGTAATTTATGGGACAAAATAACTGGTACTGAGAAAGTAAAAGTAAGAGCTAGAAACAAAAAAGGTCATTACGTGGCTGATGATAAATCAACACCTGATGTTAATGAAGCATACACCACTAAAAGAGTTAAAAAAGCTGACAAATAATGGCAACGGTAAAAGATACTATAGCCAAACTAGAATCACATGAGAAAGAATGTGCTATTCGTTATGCCAATATAGAACAAAGACTGGCAGACGGATCTAAAAGATTTGATAAGCTTGAAACTATGTTGTGGGCGGTATATCCATTTATTGTTGGCGCGATAGTTGCAGCGAGTTTTGTATGAATCAAGAAAGCGGTAGATTTGGTGGCGATATGGACCGTAATGAGGTTGAAATGGACCTCAATAAATTTATGGCCATGATCCAGGAAATATCTGATCTTAAAGATAAAATAAGAGATCTAGAGTCAGATACTAAAGTTAACCCGCATCAAAAATGGATTCATCTCGCAAAAGCTGTAGACTCTTGGAGAATTTTTCCTCGCATGTTTTTAACCGTATATATAATATTATTATACAAATGCACTATATGGTTTATGGCCTTAGAAGCTCCTAGCTTTGAACAATCAGGCCTAATCTCTATAGTAGTTGGAGCCGGAGCTGCTTGGTTTGGTCTTTACGCAGGTACTACTAACTCATCAAAAACTTTTAAGGGCGAAGATAATTAATGGAGGTCTTTAACCTTGTTGCAGAGGTTGGCGTGCCTATTGCTGGCGCTCTAGTTATGGCTTACTTTATATTTCTTGTAATGAAGCAACTTATGGAAGGCCTGGTTGATGAAATTAAAACAGTCCAAGGCATAACAAAAATGTTAATAACCCGGGCTTCTATAATGAACAACGATATCATACGTATTGATACATCAGTATCAAGCGCACTTAACCTACCACCAGATTTAGACAGGATAGCTAGAGCAGAAAATTTTGTTGAGGACGGCAAAATAGATGCTAGAAGAGATTAGTGTTGCTCAGTTAATAGCTGACTTCGGATTTCCAGTAGTTATGGTTGTTGGACTGGGATACTTTGTTTACTACGTTTGGCAAACAATCAATAATGTGATAGATCCTGCCGTAGCACAAATGAAAACTACAATAATTAGACTAACGGACCAACTACGACTTTTAGATCAAGATATGATACGATTAAAAGAGAAGGTTGATACAGTAGTCAAACTTAAAGAAAATGATGAAAGCAAAGATTAAACTACCGCTGCATTACAAAATAATTATTATTTGGGCGCTTATATTGTTTGTTGGTATAACCGTAACAAACGTAAAAGCAGATACTATAACCTTTAAATTTAAGTCACCCTCTTTCTCTGGTGTAAATACAAGCTCTCATTATTTAACTATAGAAAACCAAGAACACATGCGCAAAATGACAATTAAAGAGGAGATAAAAGCGCTTCAAGATGAGTTAGAAAGAGATGCAGAAAACACGACACTAGCAAGGTTTATAAGAAACTTAGAAAGCCGTATCTACGCACAAATATCAAGGCAAATAGTTGAAAACATGTTTGGGGAGACACAATCAACTGAAGGTTCGTTTGAACTTGAAGGTAATATAATATCTTACAAGATAGAGGACGGCATGATCATACTAACAATATTTAACTCAAATGATGGATCAACGACTACTATTGAACTCCCTCTTGGTGATTTCTCTTTCTAGTTGTTCCATACTAGAAGTTGTAAAAGATACTAAGCCGGACAGATTTCAAAGCAAAGGACTACATGAATATAATATTTATGAACTTCAGTCATACGAGTTAGCAAATGTACAAGCACCCCTGGTAAAGCCTGTAGTTGCAGTTTATCCTACAGCTTTTACAGATCAAACAGGACAAAGAAAGAGTAACAGTGAGTTTGCTCTCTTTTCTTCTGCTATCACCCAAGCACCTTACACAATCCTTATTCGTTCTTTAAAACACGCATCTAATGGCAATTTTTTTCGTGTAGTAGAAAGAGTTGGTCTAGATAACCTTACAAAAGAAAGACAATTGATAAGGTCTACTAGAGAACAACTGGGCGAAAACCAGGCTCTTGGACCTTTGCTATTTGCTGGTGTGTTGCTAGAAGGTGCCGTTGTAAGCTATGATAGTAACTTAGTTACTGGTGGTTTGGGTGCTAGATACTTAGGAATAGGATCAAGCATGCAATACCGAGAGGATAGCGTAAGCGTTAGTCTTAGAATGGTATCAGTAGCTACAGGCGAGATATTAATAGAGGTTATGTCGCAAAAAACTATCTATAGTTATGGCCAATCGCAAGATGTTTTTAAATTTATAGAAATGGGAACAGAGTTGGTTGAAATAGAAACGGGAGCCACCCGCAACGAAAGCACAACCCTAGCTTTAATGAAAGCGATTGAGGGAGCAGTGCTAGAAATAATAAATATAGGAAATACACGAGGGTATTGGAAATATGAAGAAATTAATTAATATTGTTTTATTTATGTCGTTATCTCTAGTCGCAGATAATGAAATAAGTGTTACGCAGTCAGGTAATTCAGCAGCTATAGACTTAGAACAGCAAGGCGGGTCTAACCTTATTGGTGGCACATCAGCAGAAACAGGTAGCATGACGGCTTTAGACTTAGATGGAGTTTCAATGATACTTGACATCAATCAAATTGGTGCTTCAAACGTTTTTAGATCAGATGCTATAGACGGTGATAATTTTACTGGATTCTTTGAGTTTTCTGGCGACAGTAATGTTTTTGACATTCTTATGGATAGTACAGGTCTTATAGACTCTGATTATGTAAATATGAATATTAACGTTACTGGATCAAGCAACACGTTTGATTTAGCAGTTGCAGAAGATGATGACGCATCATATCTAGATTTAGACTGGATTATTACTGGCGGCAGTAACGCTTTTGATTTTGATATAGATTACGCAAATGCGATAAACTATGTAGATGTTAATGGCAGTAGTAACACAATTAATTTTAGCGGTAGTGGTTATGCTGGCACTACTTCCTCTGATAGTGGATATTTTTACTTGGATTTAGATGGTAGTTCAAACACACTTGATATTACACAATCTTCTACGCTTGCAAGGGACTATATTAAGCTCATTACAAATACTTCTAATAGTAATATTTGTATCACTCAAAACGACCAAGGTACAAGCACAGGCTGTTGAAATAGGAGATATATCTGAGCTCTCAGGCTCTGCTAGCGTTGTCAGAGATCAACCTTATGACGCTTCAGTAAATTTTGGGATTCAAACAAATGATGAGGCTATAACTGGTAATGGCCGTATGGCTATTAAGTTTTTAGATGATAGCCAGGTAAAACTTACAGAACACTCACAACTTTTAATAAACGAATACGTTTTTGATCCTGATCCAGATAAATCAAAAATGGCTCTCACCTTTGCGTTGGGCACTACTAGATTTATTACCGGTAATCTAAACCGTATCAATAAACAAAATATTTCTTTACAAACCCCTACTGCTAATATAGCAATACGTGGTACAGATTTTACTGCAACGGTGAATGAATTAGGCGAGTCATTAATTATATTACTGCCAGATGCATACGGCATATCAAGTGGAGAAATAGAAGTTATAACTGCAACCGGAAGTGTCATACTTAACAAACCTTTTGAAGCTACCACAGTAAATGTTTTTGAAAGTGCTCCATCAAAACCTGTAATTTTGGATCTTACCTTAGACTTAATAGATAACATGCTTATAGTTTCACCACCAGAGGAAGTAGTAGTAGAGGTAGAAGAGGGTATTGTAAAGTCAAATAGTATTCTTGATTTTAATGATTTAGATATTGATTATTTGGATGAGGATTTTTTAGATAATCAAGCTGAACTAGAGTTTACAGAATTAGATATAAACTATTTAGATGTAAACTTTTTAGAAGATTTGCTTGATGTTATAGATGCATTAGAAATAGCAGAAGAAGAAGATCAACTTACACAAGATATAGGCTCTATAAGTTTAACAGGCACACAGTTTGGTCAAGACCCAGATACGCAAATTATATCTTTTATAGATGGAGAAAAGCTTACTCTTATCAGAAGTGTAAACAACACTGCTAGAGTAGATTTAGATACAAACGGTAGCTATACTGTAATCTTTATACAAGATGGTGTATCAAAAACAATTAAGATAAACGGAGGTAGTAGTAGTGTTATTACTATTAGACAAAGCCAGTGAAACATAAAATATTTATATGTTTATTATTTGTATTATCACTACCACTTATATACCAAAGTACTCCTACAGAAATATTAAAATTAAAAGTATTTGATACCTTTGTTGAAAAAAAAGAACCATCTAATTTTTTTACAATTCTTAATTTAGATGAAGAATTTATAGCTGAAGAAGGTGGTTGGCCGTTGCCAAGACAAAGGCTAGCTGAAATACATTTAGATATTCTCAACGCTGGGGCTTTAGGTGTTGGGTGGGTTATATCTTTTCCACAACCAGATCGTATGGGTGGAGATGATGTATTTGCTGAAGTTTTAGGCTACGGTGGTTCTGTTCTAGCTATGTTTGAGAATCCAAACGGATTATACCCTAAGACCTCTGGTACAGTTTTACTAGGTCCTGATGTAGGTGGTATGATGAGTCAGGGAGTAGTGCAGAATATTGATGTACTAACACTGTCTGCGGATCAAGGTATTGCTACTGCTCCCGTTGATGTTGATCAGTTAGTTCGCAGAATACCACTTTTATTAAAAACTCCAGATGGTTTTGTATCTGCTTTTGGTACTGAGGTTATGAAACTACTTGCTGGCAATAACACCTACATTATAAAAAGTAATGATAATGGTATAGAAGAAATTACGGTACAAGGATTAGCTCCAGTTAAAACAGATAGTCTAGGTCGTAAATGGATAAGTTGGGTTGATACACCAGAAACTACATTAAAAGAATTAGATGTTGTAAACAAGTTTGTTTTTATAGGGGTAACTGCTAACGGTATCATGCCACAAGTTGCCACTCCAGTTGGATTATTAGAACCGCATAAGATTCAAGCGGCATTATCTGAGTCAATTTTGATTCCTGACAGTCCATATATACCAGATTTTGCTTTTGCGTTAGAAATTTTAATTTTTGCAATTTTTGTCACTCTGACGTGGCTCTCAATCAATTATCTTGGTGTTGTTAAGGGCATAAGTCTCGCTGGAGTTTTACTTCTCACCAACGGCTTCTCAAGCGTTATTTTAATTAAAAAGGGCATTTTAATAGATTTTACCTGGACTTTTGTATCGCAAGTGCTCACAAGCGCAACAGCTTTCTACATAAACTACCGTAAACAATATAAATTACGTCAACAAATCAAAAAACAATTTGAACATTATCTTGATCCAAGACAAGTGCAACAATTACAAAATAATCCAGAATTATTGAAACTTGGTGGTGAAAGAAAAGATTGCACTATACTTTTTACTGACGTTCGAGGTTTTACATCATTATCAGAAACTTTACCGCCTGAAGAAGTTACAGAATTAATGAACAAAGCATTAACCTTACAAGTAAATGCAGTAAAAAAATATGGAGGTATGGTTGATAAATTTATAGGTGATGCAATGATGGCAATATTTAATGCACCTATTGACTTAGACATGCATGAAGACAGAGCAATACTTACAGCTAAAGAAATTCAAGAAAAGATGCAAGAGGCAGACTTAGGTATTGAAATTGGTATTGGGATAAATTCAGGTATAGTTATGTTAGCAAACTGCGGTAGTGATGATAGGTTTGATTATACTGCTATTGGATCTAATGTTAATCTTGCTGCAAGATGCGAAAGTAGCTGTAAGGCAGTAGGTAGGGATATAGTTATTGCAAGAAATACTGCTCAACAAACAGACATACCTTTGATAAAATTAGAACCTATACAAATGAAAGGTATAGCAGAACCTGTTGAAATATGGACAATATAAAAAAAATATATAATTACTTATATAGTTTATTTATAACAAAATATAAAGTAACTGTTTCTTTCAATAAAAGTTATGGTGATTCTGATGATAAAATTTACCTTACCAAAAAAATCTTAGTGCAAAAAGAAAAACATCTTAAGTTTAGAAGTATGGATGGAAAGGTTATAGAATATAGAAGTGCAAGTGGTCTTAACTACATAATTGAGGATATATAATGCAACAAATTTTAATAGGGATAATTTTAGTTTTGGGACTAGGTTCATATTGGTTATATAACGAAAACAATACTTTGAAGGCAAACAATAAAGCTTTAGAGGGCGCTGTTGCGACCCAAGAAGCAGCTATAGAATCTTTGCAAAACGATTTTTCATTACAAACACAAGAGCTTAAAAATATAACTGTAAAAAGCCAAGCAGCTCAAAGAGAGTTATCAAGGTATACAGAATTTATAAGAAACTACGAATTAACTGCTAAAATATTAGCTGATCCAGTAGAAATGCAAAGGAAAATTAATAATGGAACAAAATATATTATGGAAGATATTGAAAAACTCAGCGACACAGTTGACAATCTTGATGATGGTTTGCAGTTGCAGCCTAATTCCAACTAAACAAATAGAAGTTACTGCAAAACCTTTAGAACGCACAATTGTGCAACCTATCATGCCTAGAGAAATAGATCTAAAAGAGGTTATGTGGCTTACCATAACCCCAGAAAATTTTGAGGAACAATTTGCTTTAATAGAAAATCAAGAGGGGGAATTGGTATTTTTGGCTATGACAGTGCCTGATTACGAAGTAATGGCTTACAACATGCAAGAAATCAAACGCTACATAACTGAATTAAAAGATGTAGTAGTGTATTATAGATCAGTAACTACACAACAAGAGGAAAACAATGAGTGATTCACCAGAAGCTTTTGTTTATAACGCTACACTAGATCGTATTATTGACGGTGATACGTTTGATTGTATTTTAGATTTAGGATTTGATGTTAAATTACACAAACAAAGAGTTAGATTAAGCGGTATTGATACACCAGAATCACGCACTAGAGACTTAGCGGAAAAAAAGCTTGGTCTTGCTGCAAAGGCAAGGTTGGGTGAGTTATGTTGTGGTAAATTCAAAGTAAAATCACTAGGTAAAGGTAAATATGGCCGTATTTTAGGTATACCATATACAGAGGATGGTAAAGATATTTGTCAAATACTTATTGAAGAGGGTCATGCCGTTGTTTATGACGGCGGTAAAAAAACTAAAATTTGGGGAGATTATTAAAATGCAAATTTCAGAAGAAGGTAGACAATTAATAAAAAAATTTGAAGGCTGTGAATTAGAAGCTTACAAATGTAGTGCAGATGTTTGGACAATAGGCTACGGTAGAACAAAAAACGTATCGAGAGGAGACACTTGCACACAAGAACAAGCAGATAAATGGTTAGAAGAAGAATTACCTGTATATGGTGCTTATGTTAGTGATGCAGTTTTAGTGCCGCTAGATCAAAATGAATTTGATGCATTAGTAGCTTGGGTGTATAACTTAGGCCCTACAAACTTAAATAACTCTACTATGTTAAAAGTTTTAAATGAAAATAAAAAAGACGAAGTTCCAAATCAAATGCGTAGGTGGAATAAAGCCAATGGAAAAGTATTAGAGG